ATTTTTAATCATCGACGGATACAGAACGTCTTCACCAAAGTCACTCTTATGCTCAATCACACCCATGTGCCCTAGCTTGATAGTGGGGTCAACCCATACTTCAAACCCAGCCTCACGCGCACGGTCACAGAAGAGAAAGTCTTCGCCAATCATTCCTTCTGGGGTTACCAAGAAGTCAAAAAAGCTGTAAAGCATTTGCGGACTGCCGTTATCCATGTGCTTCCACTCAGGATGCAGTTCTGCCAACTTGGTAAAGACTTGCTTCTGGATCATCATGAAGCCCGTAGCTACGCGGTAAGCCCTGACAAGACCGTCTTTATCCATCGTGACTTTGCCACGGGAGCCGTTGATACCATCTCCACCATCCAGCGACAGGATGTAGGTCTTCGGTTCTTTACGGGCTAGATACGCACCAGCAACAACCCCACGGGTTTGATTCCACCCCATCAACCGAATAACTGACTCAGGCTCAAACGTCATGTCCGCGTCGATGAACATCAGGTGGTCACAATCAGACTCCAAGAACTGTTTGGCAATGACGTTACGCGCACGGGAGACAACAGAACAGCCACAGATGCTATTAACCTGTATATCAATCCCATGCCGCATCACCATCTGGCTGAGTTTCATAAGTGACACAGCCATGCTTACAGTTACTTTGTGGTCATAGGCGGGAAGCCCTATCATCAACTTCTTACCCGCCAGATGAAAATCTGTGCTTGTTTGCATTTTTATCCGTAGATTATAGTTGCAGAACCAAGGTTTGAAACCGTTCCATATACAGCGGTTTGAAACACTATTCCCTCTCCGGGAAGCAACATATAGGTCGGTTGAGTAGCAGATGCTACGGTGTTGACTGTAATTCTAATGGTGCTGCTTGACACACCATCCCTGAGAACAAGACTACCCGCCGTGGCGGTAGGAACGATGTAGATTGCCTTGACCCTGCAACGGGTAAGATTATTAGTAGCTTGGTCAGTAAACTGACCGCTGGCGGTAATGGGTACGCTTGCTAGAACGTCTGTCTGCATGGTTAATCTCCTAAGATGTTAATTGGGGGCCGTAGCCCCCAGAAGATTAATTAATCAAAGTTACCATACGGATATGCGGTGGTCGTGCCAATGTTGTTATCAGGTTGCGAATAAACAATCGTGAAGTAAAAAATACCACCCGTAATTGCTACGTTGGTGCTATTAATCGACGCAATTGTAAACACAATTTGCGACAAGCTTTGAGTGTTGTTGATACCCACCAAGTCCGTTGATGTAGCTTGCTGGTTGGCAAGCTGGGTTGCCGTAAACGCATTGAAGTTTTGGCGACCAGCGGCGGGGGAAGTTAGAACAGCCGTTTGAGCGTAAGTGCAAGTGCCCGCAGCGGCTACATAGTCGTTGCTTACGTTAACTTGAATCGAAGTTAACGTACCGCTGGTAAAAGTAGTAATAGCGTTGATATCAACAAAGAAGTTGTTAATACGGCTACCGGCTGGCAGGTAAGCTACATACCCGCGATAAACCGTTGCAGCGTCCGCAGGGGGCGTAGAAGCCACCAAGACGGGATTGGTAGAACTTGGGGTGTAAATAACCGCATTAGCATTAGGAATGCCGTTGGATTTTACAAAAACTTGTGAAGCGCCGCTGTAGCCAGCAGTGTTTACCGGGGAGGTGACCGGCGAGGCTTGCGTTGTGGTAATGTTTAACGCGGCTGATTGCGTCATCGCCATAGAACCCACGTTACGAAACGGGCCAAAACGATTGTCGCCAGACAGTACTGGGCCTTCAAATGTAGAACGTCCCATGATGGAACTCCTTATGCAAAAGTCCTATACCGATCATTGCATTGTCTGCTGGGGCAGTGGTGGTATAGGTAAAATCCCAGAAAGGTAAAACAGGTGGACGCTTTAAGCCGTCTTTTAATGGCTAGTTCTTCATTCTGCCATCCACCCTTAAATCATACTACATTAGTACGAACCGGCTGAACCAAAGATGCCCAGCGGATCAGAAGCGCCAAACGAATAACGCTCACGAGCCTTGTAACGCACGTTACCGGTGTCAAAGTCTCCATCCATACCCGTAGCAAGCGGGGTGCGGACAAAGTGCTTCAGACCATTCGGCACATCCGTGGTCAGAAACCACGCATTGGTGTCGGTCAGGAAGTGGTTAATGCAATACCCACCCGGAATCGAACCATTGTTTTTAAGCGCGTTGATGTCGTTGTTGTTCGTGCCAACACGCAGTTCCGTTTCCAGAAGACGCGTAGCCACAAACATCAATGCCGGTGGGATTACCAGTTTGACCGGTTTTGCAGCGATAAGCAGACCGCGCTCATCCGTCCAAGCAGCAATTTGAATGACAGACGCCTCAAGAGAGGTTTCGTTCAAATCAGCCGCCGCGAGGATGTTGCTGTTTACACCGCCAGAAACCAGCGGATGCGAAGCCGAACACAGAACCACACCGTCACCGTATGTCGGGCCACCAGCAAAAGCGTTGTTAAGGATTGCAGCAGCCTTAACTTGCTTGGTGTACGACATAGCGCGAGCCAGACCCTTGGTATAACGAGCCGAAAGGCTGTCATACAGGTTATCTTCAATCGCTTCTTCAGTGATTGAGAAACCCAGAGCAATGGTTTCGTGTTGGTAACGCGCCGTGAAAGCTTCCTGTGCATTGTCATAGGCAATCGCGCTGCCTTCGTTTTTCACCGGAGCAGCCGAAAAGCCCGACAGTTTCGTTTCTTCTTCAAAAGAACGCTCAGAGGTTTCAGTTTCAAAAATCTCTTTGTGTTCTTCGCCATACTTCTTGTACTCAAGACCAAACAGGGCATTCAGCCCCGGAAGGAGTTCTTTAAGTAGCTGTGCGCGTGAAATAGCCATTAGTTATTCTCCTAGACGCCGGTTGCAAGGCGATATTGATGAATGCCTTGGTTCCATGACACCAGAACTTCGACAAAGGAACCGGTAGCCGGTGCGGTATCAGGCACAACGTCCACAACCTTAAACGGAATCGCCGCCGTGGTTGCAGTGCTGTTCAAGACAGCCATTGCGCTGTTGCCGGTGGTCGTGCTACCAGCGTTAGGAACCAGCGCAGTATTTCCGCCAACCAGATTTGCACGGGTAGCTTGTGCAACAGTGGTAGTGCCAGAAACAATCGCGGTCTTCATCACCAGATCGGGATCATCCGCAACATACGCGGTAATCGCAGTCGTGGTATCCGGGGTACCGGTGGTGTCAGCCGGATAATATTGCGAGTAAATGCGCTGGCCCGATGAGTTGATGTAGCTGCAACCCATAAAGATACCAACCACATTAACCGTGGTCGCAGTCAAAACAGCCGTAGTAATACAGCCATTTGCAGACATCAGAACCACATCACCAAAGTAAATGCTGGTGTCGTGCGACGTTTGGATCGGAATTTGCCGGGTTGAACCAGCGAAAACCTGTCCGCCCAGCAGATTGACGGGAATTAGCCCGTACGGTGCTGAAACAGTAGGATAAGCCATGTAAAACTCCTAAAAGTTGTTTAAATGTTACGTTATTTGTTGCCGCGACCGAATGACACAGACGTTTTGCTCTCTTTAAATAAAGGCATCCGTGGGTCATTGTCTTTCATAAGATTATTATCTACAGCAGCCATATTATCTTCGCCTTGCTTCTTAAAATAAGCAGCGCGTGCCGCCATTATTTCTTCAGGAGCCTTGCAGAGCAATAGACCACCTATTTCTATATTTCCGGGAAACCTAGAGTCACGATCTACCATAACAAAAAGTTCAGGGTAGTCTTCCGACTTGCATGGTTCCCAACCCTCACGAAAACGGGCAGACACATTGGCATTGTCTAAATGTCCAATAACGCTTGTGCGAATCCAGCGATGCGACCAACCATCACGCGGTGAAACATTTGGCAGCGTTTGTGGAGGAGTCCAAGATTTAGCACGTTCGTTTACTGCGCGATTTTGTGATTCACGACCTTGACGTTGTTCAGCCATTATCAACTCCGTTTATAACTGCGACTTGTTTGGCGTATTCCGCGAGCGGAACGTTTAAACGCTTTGCTATGGCTACTTGCGTCTGAGTCAGCGCAACTCTTTTTCCAGTGGCCGTTCTGGTCACTGAAGCCACCACTGTTGCGGCGCGGCTTTGGCGGGGGTTTCCCGGTTTGTCATCACCCCAATCAAAATTGGGGAATGTTTGACGCATTGCTTTATCGATTTCTTCATAATATTTGATGGCATCCCTTTCAGGATGTATATTATTAGAAATCAATTCTTCGTGAACACCATACGCCAAGCTGGTCATGCGGCGATCTTTGCCAAACCATGGGTTTTTTGATACCCATGCAGTGGCCTTTTGATCGGGTGCTGGCGCTGTGTAAACATCTTGCGCTTGTTTTACTTCATTTATTTCTTCTTGTAAAGGGGGTTCTTTGGTCAGGGAGTTTTCATGACGCATTGTCGCCCTGCTCATGGCTTCCTGCGCTTCTATGATAGCGTCAGCGTCACCACTCTCATAAGCTGTCTTATAAGACTGCTTCGCCCTTTCTAAATCGCTTTCCGCCTTGGATTTCCAAGTTTCATGCAGCAGAGTTGCACTACTATTTGTCTTTTGAATCAAAGACTTATTCTGTTCGGACACATTCTGTGCATACCGTAGAGCTTCTTGCTGCTCACGGGTAGCCTGTTCCTTTGCCCTGCGCTCATCGTGATAAGCGCGTTGCAGAGTTGAAATACGCTTTTTGACCTTGTCGGAGTAAGAAGCTAGTTCCTCTTCTTTGGGTTCCGGGTCTTCAGTCATTGGTTCTTTATTGCGATCCTCCGGTGGGATATCGTCAATAATATCAATGTCTATTTCGCCATCCTTAATAGGTTCATTGTCCTTGTCTAACTCCTGCATATACTCTTCAGCCATAACAATCTCCTATTAGGCGCGGCTATACCCGCGTGGGTCTTCAACAACTCCTAGAACATCATCATCGTTAATCATGCGGAATTCCTGACCATGAACACGAAAACGTGTGCCTTTGTAACCACCTACCAAGACAAAGTCGCCCTGTTTACACCAAGCACTTTTAAAGCGTTCATCTTTGTAAGCATCGCTACCAATCGCTAGGACAAAACCAACTACAGTGCCTATTTCTTCTTGATGTCTGGTTGAGTCAGATTTAATGATTCCAGAATCAAATTTCTCATCAGCTTTTGGCAAGGCAAGAAGAACATGATATCCAGATGGGATTGGGACTTGGGTTGCAGACCGTTCGCCTTCTGGTATCGATTCCGCTATCTTGTTTGCTTCTTCAAACATTATTGCTCCTTGTTGTATTCTTCTAGCGTATCCAAAAAGATACGTTCGGCATAAGCAAGACCAGCTATCTGTCCAGTTATGAATTTGTACTCATCAAAACTCTTAACACTTCCTGCGGCTACAATATCAGCCAGTTCATTCATTTGGCTTCGCACTTCCTTTTTGAAGAACTCTTCCAGCGTTTTGCTGATCATTGTATTTCCTTAACTCAACACCTGTTTTAAACCCGACTATCTTTTGATCCACTTCCAACTTCTGATCATGCCTCTTGTTTGAAGAACCAATATTTGCCCCAGCAATCTTCTCCTGAGACTCAATACGCATACGCTCCCGCTCATCCTTGCTTTGTTCTATCTGCATCTTCAAGGCCAACTGGGCTTTGTTAAATTCATCCTTACTCTTCAACTCTTGCATTTTTAATTGAAGTTCCTGCTGTTGAGCCTGAATAACAGGGTCTTGCTGTTGTTGCATAGCAGCTTCTTGTGCCGCCTTCTGACTATGCATTTGCAGAACTAATGGGGCAGCTTCAGCAGCAAGTCTGCTGACCTTAAGCTCAACATCATCTTCCATTTCATCATCAGGTTTTGGAAGCGAAACACCCATCTGCTTCTCAATATCAACGCGATATTTAAAGCCCATGTGTTCCATCAAATGAGCCTGTAATGCCTGTTGAATAACGGGAGCCATTGGGTTTTGACCAATAATCTTCTGCATCGCTGGGTCTTGTGCAGCCGCCATATGAACCTGAATATGCGCGTCATGGTCTTGATACAGGAAAGCCTTAACCGGCTTCGCATTCAAGATACTCATATTCTCAGTCACGGGGTCTTTGGGTTTGATGTCATCCTTGTCAGGGACAATCAAATCTGCATTCTTCATACCCAATACACGCAGAGTTTCCCTATGGAGCAATGGCATGTCATATAACTGAGGTGCGGTAGCAGACAACTGCATTGCCGCCTGATACTGCGCCATACGCTGGACTGAACTGGAAGCATTCGGATCAGATACAGGGATTATGTCGCAATGCTCATAGTCAGACTGCTTGACCATTCTGCCGCGCTCTGTTTCATAATCGTATTCTTCTGGGGTGTAATCCCGAATTATGTTCTTGAGCATCTTGAATTCTTTCTTCATAGAAGAATGAATCCTTGCCTGAACAGCAGACATGACCTTCATCATGCGCTCAATAATAGCCAGAGTAGTTCCGACAGGAGCTTGCTGATTCATATCAGCAACCTTCATATCCGCCGTAGAAGCCAGACTTCTACCCTCATCCACGACTTCTTTAAACAGCGCAAAGAGAGTGGCGGAAGGTTCCTTATAGGGAAGCATCATGATGTTGTCCCTAACCGTTCCAGCCGGGACATCTACATCTCTGAATTCACCGGGTGATATAGGAGTGTCATCACCCTTAATACGAAGACCACGCGCTTTTAAGCCACCGGGAAGGTTAGCCAGCGTTCCAGCATCAACCAATTGCCTGAGAATTGACGTTGCACCTTTGGCATATCCACCAAGGATGTGGACATAACCAAACCCATACGCACCAAATCCCGGAATGAAAGTGTATTGAACAAAGTGATCACGCTTTGCTTTTGTGTCATCTGCTGGATTCCAGTTGCGATAGATGGAAAATACGTTACCCATCGTATCCAGAGTGACAACATAAGGAAGGGCGATACCCGTTTGTTCGCCATCTTCTTCGTCTTCAAAACCGGGAAGGTCTAACTCAATATGGCTTTCATACAAAACATACCGGTCATCTTCAAGAGCAGTAGTGCCGGAAAGCTTCTGTTTCTTCTTCTCAATATCATTGTTTTGGAGGGTTGATTTATGCAGTTCTTGTTCTACATAGAAACCAGCTTGCATCAGCTTATTTAGCTCATTCTCACTTTTACGCATCATCTGGGTAATGCGGGGAGAGCTACTAAGCTCAGTACACCCATAAGGAAGATAGACATCTTCTGCCGGGACATACATCGATACCTGACGATCCAAGGCGGGATCGTAGTAAACCTTCTTAAAGGCGGAACCACAGAACCCCAGATTCCATAACATCCGCTCATGCTCTGCGCGGTATTCAGTCATGTTCTCCGTTAACTGCCAGTTCATGTCATCTTTGACACGCGCAGCAGCTTCTTCTTTGTCTTTACTGGTCTTGCCAATTACTTTGGTATGAACCGGCCCAGCGGCGGGAAAGGTTTCCAGAATCATCTCAGACTGAAACTTGATTACCGCCTCAGACATAATGCTATGAAAAACGCCACAGGCACCCTTCCAAGGTTCCGTCCTGTCTTCCATCCGCATACCCAACAGTTCCATCCCATCTGAAACTGTCTTCTCCCAATCACGGCGGGAGGTAGTGTCTATCCTGATCTCTTCCATAATATCAAAGGCAAGAGTCTGGAGAACATTGGCCGGTATTTCTTCTGCCAGATTTTGTTTAAACGAATCATCTGGTGCAATTACAACTATCGCAGTTACTTCGGTAGGCTCATCAGGCAAATCAATATCAACCGCACCAGCATTATTGATATCGTCCAAACTCATGGGTCTGAGGGCTTTTTCCATTGTCCGCCTTAGTAATAAGCCTTAACCCTGCGTGGTTGAGGTTCTTCATAATCATCAGAGGCGATACGAATAAAGCCTCCCTGACGATAGCGCAGCAATGCTTGGCTCATAGAATCTACCAAGTCATCATGGTCGCCATTTGGAAAATCAGCAGTTTCCTCAATGAGTTCATGCGCCCATCGTGTATCTGGGCACCATATTACACCAGAGGCAAAAAGATCAGCTATAGCGTTTACACGAGCAATCTTGTCATTGCCCTTTGATGGCACATATTCCTGTACTGGTATGCCCATCTGCCTTAATTCTGATATCAAGGGTTGTCCTGAAGCCTTGGCTTCAACTATAAGCGTATCAGGATTAAACTCCTTATAGTGTTTAAACGCAACATCTTTAAGCTCTGGGAACTCCATCTTCGCCTTAAAGCTGTCTAGCAATATCACATTAGGTAGTAGCTTCCCCGTCTTGTTATCGTCCTCCTTATAGAAGACGCCCCAAGTTGTACAGGCTGAATAGTCAGACCTTTCGTTCTTGGTAAAGGCAGTATCCCAAGACTGGATAACAAACTCACACTTGGGAGCCTCATCCGGCTCCCATATCTGCCACCAATCCCGCTTAATAATGGCGGATTCAGAAGCGGTAGGTTCCTGTTGGTACTGAGCCGCCCAAAACCTAGGTGCAATCGTGTTTTTGGTAGCTTCTAACTCCTCTAAGCTCCAAAACTCAGGCCATAATGGCTGTCCCGAAGGCATGATCGCCGGAAACTCAATAACCTCCCACTGGTCAGCATCCGGGTTCTTAGCCGCATAATCCAATAACTTACCCGTCAAATCCCGCTTGCCCCAACGGGTCATAATCAAAAGAATAGCCCCTCCCGGCTGTAACCGCTGCCTAGGGCCAGTCATATACCAGTCGTAAACCCCGTCAAATGCCTCAGGATTCAGGTTCTTACCGTCCTGCTCAGAGTGTGGATCGTCAATAATGATCAAATCCCCACCATAACCAGCTACAGCACCACCTACACCCACCGCAAAGTAAGACCCACCCTTGTTTGTAGCCCACTTTCCAGCCGCTTTTGAGTCCGCCTGTAACGATATATTTGGAAAGACCGCTGAGAATTGTGGCGAAGCCACCAAGTTCCTGACCTTACGTCCAAACTCTAATGCTTTATCCGCTGTATGAGAAGACTGAATAACCTTCTTCTGTGGAAACTTACCCATAAACCAAGCAGGTAACAAATAACTTCCAAACTCAGACTTGGTATGCCTAGGCGGCATATTAATAATCAACCTCTTAATCTTCCCAGAGGCTATTTGCTCAAACTTGTCCGCCATAATCTTATGATGCCTACCCGAAATAAAGGTATCACTCACAGACCCCGGCCAAATCAACTGGACAAACTCCATAAAGCTGCCAGAAGCTAACTTCTCACGTTCCGCCCTCTTATATGCCTCCAATAGCTTGAATATCTCTACCTGCTCATTAGCAGTCATCTTCCCCAACAAAGGAACAATGTCAGCAAAGCCTGTCATATCTCACCCCACTAGGCTTCATAGTCCTCTTCTTGTTCTTCTCCTTGTCTATTATTCCCAAACTCACCAACCTATTAACTATCCTCAATATGTTGTTCTTGGACTTCAACCCCAACCCCTCAGCTATGTCCAAACAAGAAGGCGAATACCCAAACGTCTTCCAAAAAAATCTCACATACAAATAAACGTCCCTTTGTCTTGGAGTCATAGGTACCGGTAAACCCTTCACAATTAACTTACCACCCCCCTTTACAATACTATGGGGGGAGGGGGCTTTAAATTGATATATAACGATGATATACCCTTTGAAATATGCTACTAAAATGTGGGGGGGACACCGTCAAACCCTGCCGCTACGGGTCACGCTGCACGGGGGTGGTGGGGGGCGGGTGGGGGTCAGCGGCGCTGTTTACACGAAGGCTGCCAACCTCTGCGGAGGCACCAGCTCCCCCTTCTGAATCAGTGGCATCGTTTAAACAGTCCCCATCGATCACCCTTCCTTGAATGGTTGCCAGCATCGCCTCAATCTGCTGCCTGATTGCGTCAGCACCTCCGACGATTGCAACCTCCTGCCTGTCTACGAACATCCCAGCGGTTTTACCAAGGGCTATGAGGGACGCCACTCTTGCGCTGTCTCCACCTTCTGTTGACTCCACCACCAGCCGGTCTAATACATAG